CAGAAAACCCTAGATGATAATCTTGAGGGTAAAACCGATGAGGCAATCAGGGTTGCTAAGATGGAAGCAAGGGTGGAAGAGGACAAGAATCTAATGGATGTGGCCCAATCCCAATCTTCTCCCGCAGATAAGTACCAGTCCTATATAGCAGCAGCTTCTATTAGGTTGCTGCGGGACAGTATAAAGAATTTACGTGGCCCCCGCACAGTTAAAGAGCTCTCTGAATTAGATCAACTAATCAGGAGAAATCTAGGGTTAAACGCTAAAACAGCAGGGGGTTCGGGGAAACTACAGATTGATATAAGTATCTTAAACAACGCAAAGGCAGACCGTGGTAACGGAGCTGTTAAAATTGAAAAAATAGATGAGGATAAAATAATCGATGTTGACCCAAACGAAGATGCCTGAAACAAAAGAAGACCCCGAACACCCAATCCTTTTATTCAATGGGTTGGAGGATGCCTACATTGGAACAGTTGAACAATACGGTAGACCTCCTGTCGCTTGTTACTCTAAACAGATAACAATCGATGTGCTACAAAAGAACTTCGACCTAACAAAGCAACAAGCTTTCGAGAGATATGAGTATGAATACCTACAAACTAACTATTGGGAGGGGACACCATGTTTCTTAGACGACCTCTCCCAAGAATAATGTTCGAAGACAAAGTGGAGGAAGATAACCCCACTGTTGTTATTCGAAAAGCAGTTGATGAGAAGGAGTTCATTTATGTCTCTGAAAAACGTGTCGGTAGGTACTATCGAGTCATCCCGAATTCAGCTAGAGAAGTTTTCTACATACAAATGCTCCTCAAGAATGTGGATGTGTTAGTGCCACAAGAAGGGGACGGTTTAATCTTATCAGCGAAAGTAATAGGTTATTGTGATAATAGGAGTCGATAACGGACTTAGTGGAGGGCTGGTAGCTATCTCAAAAGAGACAGGAGCAGTCATCGAGAAAACGATAATGCCAACACTTCACCGTTGTAAGAAACGGGAAGTCGATACAAGGGCAGTCTACGAATGGGCAATGGAGCTAGAGTCTGAGTTTATCTTTGCGATAGAGGAACCACTACGACACGCAAAGTCTTCTCAAGCTGTTCGTTCAATGGGGATATCCTTCGGCAAATTGTTAGGACTGGCCGAAAGTCGACAATGGGATACCCGTTGTGTGCAGGTAAGGAACTGGCAGCGCTCTATGTTAGGGGATCTACTGCGCTCTCACGACACCAAAAAAGCGGCCCTAATTAAAGCAAACGTAATTGCCCCCGATGAATGCTGGCAAAAAAGTAAACGAGCCTCTAAACCCCATGACGGGATGATTGATGCTTTCCTGATAGCCCGCTATATACGCAGAGAATTCTCCTTTGATCAGGGGTTCTCAGAGTAAGTTGAAATTTTTATTGACCTTTGGTCAAGTTCTTTTACTTTGAGGGAATGAAAGAATTATTCCCCGCACAAGCTGATGTGTGTGACTTCTTTGAAGTAAAACTAAAGAACAATATATGCACACTGGATTCCAGTTCCGTTGGTACAGGTAAAACTGTAGTCGCCTCCCACCTAGCACTCCGTCTTAAAAGACCTGTTGCTGTCCTCTGCCCTAAAGCCGTTATCCCTGCATGGGAACGTGAGCTTGAAGAAGTCGGGATAACTCCTGTGTTTGTGCTTAACTACGAAAAGATAAGAACAGGTAATACTCCCCACATGACTAAAAGAGGGAAGAAGATTATGAATTGGCATGTACCAAAAAATACTCTTTTCCTTGTTGATGAGATACATAAATGCAAAGGACCGTACACGCAGAATGCACAGCTTGTAATAAGCCTAATCAAACAGAACTTTTGTATACATGGAATGTCGGCAACGGCCTCAGAAGATCCAACAGAGATGAGGGCTCTTGGGTATATGTTAAACCTTCATAGCTTAGCAAAATCCGAAAGAGGATTACATAATTGGTTTGGGTGGATGAAGACACATGGATGTTATCAGGACGAATGGAACGGATGGCATCTGAGAAAGAAGAATAAGTTAGAGAAGATCAAAGAAAGAATCTATGGGGTGATGGGAGCGAAGTTAACTGTTGCTGACTTCCCAGAATCTTTTAGGAATAATAGAGTGTTCGTGGAACCAATGCAGTTTGCTGACTCTAAAAAGATCATAGGGATATATAAAAAGTTAGGGCTTACTCCACAGATTATAAAAGACTTAATAGAAAACGGGACTGTAGACGGGAGTGACCATGTGATTGTTAATATTCTAAGGGCTCGTCAACTAACGGAAGCCTTGAAAGTTCCTGACTTAGTAACGTATGCTCAAGACCTAGAAGAGCAGGGCAACTCTGTAGTGTTGTTCGTTAACTTCAGGGATACAGTTGACGCTCTATGTATGCAGTTGGAGTGCGCCTCCATCGAAGGAGGTCAAACGATTGAAGAAAGGCAGAAGGTGGTTGATGACTTCCAGAGTGACGAGACACACATAGTCGTTGCCAACATTGCGGCAGGGGGTACTGGACTATCATTACATGATTGTAATGGGGATAGGCCAAGAGTTAGTTTGATATGTCCTTCGTTCAATGCTAAAGACTACCTCCAAACTTTAGGGCGCATCCACAGAAACGGAGCTAAGTCCGATGCGCTTCAAAAAGTTTTGGTCACATCAGGGTCTATCGAAGAGAACGTCATAGACTCGATTGAAAGGAAAGTTAACAATATGATAGAATTACATGGATAATCAACCAGATCACGGAAGTAGAGGACACGCAGACTTTAGTCCATCAAGCCTTAAATATGTAGCTGGCTGTTCTGGCTACGAAGGTAGGTCAGGCACAAACGCCGCCGCCGAGAAAGGAACACGGATACACGAAGCCTTAGAGGTACGTGACCCCTCTGCCCTGCACGATGAAGACGAAGTACTGATTTATGAAGCAATAGTCGAGCAGGAGGAAAAGTACATACAGGACTTTGCCAAAGGGGAAAGCTACGTAGAGGAGAATGAGATCCTTTTGGATGTAGACTTAGACAATACAGCTACATGGGGAACTTGTGACAGGCTCATTACTTTTAATAACAGAGCCATACTAGCTGATTATAAAACAGGGGTCAGTGTAATTGACGAGCCAAAAAAGAATTGGCAAGCTAAAGCCTACACAGTAGGGGCATTCCAGAGATACCCTGAGCTAGAGGAAATTACATTTGTGTTCTATGTCCCTGTGAGGAATGAAGTATTGGAAGGAACTTTCTCAAGGGATGAGCTACCTATCTTAATTAAACAACTAGCTGACGTTATCCGTAACGGGGAGAAGATAAGACCGCAGTGGGATGGAGGTTCCCCTGCCCCAGAGAGCCTTTCCCCTACAGTTAACTGTAGGTTCTGCAAGCACGAAGGGTACTGCCCGTCATTGGGAGGACTAGCCGAAGAGATTGTACAAAGGATATCGGGTGACTCACTACCTAAAGAGGACTTAAACGACCCACAAGACCCTAAAACTGTGGAGCATCTATATGTGGTAGCGAAAGTAATGGAGAATTGGGCGAAGCGAATAAAGGAGAAGGCAGTAACGATGGCTAAAGAGGGGGTCGAATTCGACACTTTGAAGCTGAAGTCTATGGGATCAACCCGCAAGTGTACGGATAACTTGAAGCTCGTTGAGATAGCTAAAGAGCATGATCTCAGTGAGCATGACCTGCTTAATATAATTAATATCCCGCTGAAAAAAGTAGCTAACGCTGTAGGGGATACCGCCGCTAAAGGAGAAAAAGGAGAAAAATCAAGATCTTTTCTTGACGCTGTTGAAATCAATGGCATCATAGAAACGTCAGAAGAGAGGTTTACCCTTTCTTAAACTAAAATAATAAAACTAAAGCCAAGACAAATGCCAAAGACAAAAATAGTAGAAGTAAAAAAAGAAGAACTAGCGGCTCCAAGTGCGCCGCCAAGACTAGAGATATCCGCAGAGGACATCGAAATTCCACGCCTTAATGTAATACAAGGGTCGTCGGAAATTGACGGAGACGAGGGAGCCCTTGTCATTAATAGAACACACACCATTATGCCAACAGGAGGTTCACTCACTGTTATCCCCATAACGGCACAAAAAGGATGGGCTGAAAATGTCCCTTTCGGTTCTAACGATATAGCTAGAATAGCTAATACGCCTGAAGAGAAGTTATCAATCGAGGAGGATTCCCAATATGGGACAATCGAGTTTGCTGACATCACTGTATTAATCCCAGAACCAGAAGGTGTTGGAGAAGATGCGGCAGATGCATTCCCGTTTCCTATCGGAGAAACTTCTTATGCGATGGGTAAATTGCACGTAAGGAAAGCGGCTTACAGGAACACGTTCAAACGCCTTGGTTTATTCCAAGCTATGAACCCTGACGCTCCTTTGTGTAAGAACCACTGGAAGTTCCAAGCTGACCAAGTGACAGCTAACAGGAATAGCTGGTACATCCCACAGATGACTCCGACAAAAGCGGAGACTGATCAGGATGTTATCGACTTCGTATCAAGAATCTTACCTGCATAATTATGAGCGAAGAAAATAATATAATAACAGGAAAGATACTGGTCCTCCAAGAAGAACTAGTAGAAGTAGAAAAAATCAGAGAAGAGATTGCAAGTAAACTAGCAGAACTCCAAGCATCTGATAACAAAATGGAAGCTCTTTCTGAGGCGTTCATAACTCATATACACGGGCTGGAAAAACTTCAGGAAGCCCAGCCTGAACTTATATAAAATTGTAGGCTGTGCTTCGTTTCACAGCCTACCTGATCCTGTGGGGGGATCAGAGAGGGAATGGCCCGTCTATGTGTTTAGCTTTCTTACACGTAGGCGGGCCTACTCAACTAAATTATGAATACAATCGCAATAGATTTCGAGAGCTACTACGATAGAGAATGCTCAATAAAAGTATTAGGACTCCTTGGCTACTTTTCTCACCACGCATTTGATGCATATAGAGTAAGTGCCGTCGGAGACGAAGGAACTAATTTCGTGGGATGTCCTAAGACTGACTTTGACTGGTCTGTCATCGAGGGCAATATGGTGATAGCCCATAATGCACAATTTGATGAGACGCTTTACCTGTACGGAGTGGAGAAAAAATGGTGGCCTTATTATAAGTACGACCAATGGATGTGCTCTGCTGACCTAGCCGCCTTTTGTGGGCTCCCTAGATCACTTAAAGGAGCCACTACTACGCTCTATGAATTAGAGGTAGATAAATCCACACGGGATAATATGTCAGGCAAACGCTGGGAGGAAATGACTGAAGAGTTCCAAAAGGAAGTAGATGAATATGCTTTAAAGGATTCTGAACTATGCCTAAAACTATGGCAGGATCTAGCTGGGGATTGGCCTGAACATGAAAGGCAGATCAGCCTAACTAATAGGAGATGTGTCCAACGTGGAATTCCTATAGATACAAAACTACTACTTAAACAGCAGAAAGAAATAGCTTCTAGATTATTTGAGGCAGAGAACTGCATCCCTTGGATAAATGAGTTTCCTCCATTATCTAGGAAAGCCTTTAATGAGGAATGCCATAGAGTGGGACTAGACCCACCAGCTAGTCTTGCGTTAACTGATGAAGACGCAAATAAATGGATAGCAGAGAACGAAGAAGAATATAAATGGATCTCTGCTGTACGAAACTACAGGAGGATTAACTCTCTAAAGCGGAAGTTGGAATCTTTTGAGTACGCAACAATGGGAGACGATAGGTATTACGGAGGCATACTGTACCACGGAGCACATACAGGTAGGTTCAGCGGGAGTGGAGGCAACCTTAACCTTCAAAACTTGCCTAGAGGTGAGATGTTTGGTGTGGATCTTAGAAGCCTCATCGCTCCTAAGAAGGGCAAGAAGTTAGTAGTGGTAGACCTATCTCAGATTGAGGTGCGTACACTTTGCTGGCTTGCGGGAGATGAGAATACTTTAGAGGAGATAAAGGATAGTGATGACATCTACGAAGCATTCGCAGTGCGCTTTGATAAATGGGATAAAAGCAAAGGGGTGCTTAAAGAAGAAGATCCTTCTTTAAGACACTTAGTTAAAACAATGGTACTTGGTTGTGGTTACTCAGCATCAGCTAAGAAGTTCGCTATGATCTCTGACATGGAGGAAACGGAAGCTATAAAAGCAGTCTCTTTATACAGGACAAAAATGAATAGAGTAGTTTCACTATGGCACAAACTACAACGTGACCTTCACGTAGCCTACTCACTAGGAGAAGAATTTTCTATTGAACTACCATCGGGGAGAGCTCTTAACTATGGGAAAATAGACTCACTTATGCAGTACAGCAGAAGAAACTATATTGCTTTAATCGCAAAAGGAATGAAGAAAGTTCCCGTAAAACTTTATGGTGGACTTCTCTCTGAGAATGCGTCGCAAGCCCTAGCTAGAGATATCTTCGCCGACATCTTAATAAGGTTGGAAGCAAAGGGACTCCAAACAATTTTCCATGTGCACGATGAAGTGGTCATCGAAACTTCTGCTAGTGAAGCAGAGGATGTACTAGAAGCAGTGATAGAAGAAATGAGAATCCCTCCTAAATGGATTCCCGACATACCTCTAGATGCCGAAGGAAAAGTAGTAGACCGATACGAAAAATAACAAAGAAGACAAAGAAAATAATATGAGATACAGATACCTAAAGAACCTTTCAGAACACAACACACTTACCTGTGATGACTTGAGTGTGCTCTCACAAAGAAAACCAGAACTCCCCGATAAGGATGCTAGGAGAGCATGGAGTTCTAACCCTAGCACGGACCACGTTTTCTATTCGATGAACGAGGGACTCCTGCCATCAGTTAGACTGAGTGTTAATGGGGAAAATAAAGTATGCGCCGTGTGGGGCATCGTAGCCGAATACGACAAGTACGATGTACCTTGGGACATAATAGATGACCTCATTAAAACGCAAAGCAGTATAATGCCTACGTGGAGATCAAGGACAGGATCAGGAGGCCTTAGGTTGGTATGGGAGTTTGAATCAAAGCTACTTATCGATCATGGAATGTTCCGTGCGTTTATGAACGCTATGGCGAAGCTTTTGAAACTGGAAAGACTATTCCAAGATTTCGACTCCAGTTCTTTAAAGTTCAGCCAGTACTTCGAATTAGGAGAAGACTGGACAAAAGTGGGGGAGCCTATCCCGAATGATGTATACAAAGGAGTTCTCCTTAAAGTGGCAGTAGACAGCCCACCACAAGCAGAGGGAAATATATCTATTCCTATATCCATAGTAGCAGAAGAGGTACATACAAACCCTAAGTACAAAGGGAGGTGGGGAGAAGATTTTAGTGTAGGCACAAGAGGACCATTATTTTGGATTGATGACGGCATTGAAAGAGAGGGGTGTCAAGTGGCTGAAGACGGTATGGTTTGCTATAGCGACAGGGCAGGTAAAGGATTCTTAACTTGGAAAGAGATTTTTGGCCCTAAGTTTGTTGAGGCTTATGAGTCGAAAAAACTACTGGCGTTAACTGACCAGTACTGGTTCAACGGCACTAAGTACTACAAAGATATTAAAGGTATCCCATCTCAAGTCCCAGAAAAGCAGGTTCTACTAGAACTTAAAAGAGCTGGGTTCTCTCCCAGAGTGAGGAGAGGGCAACCATTATCAGAAATGGAAGCCGCTATACTAACTATACAGAATGAAAGTCGGATAGACGAAGTAGCTCCTGTTATATTCAGCAAGGATAAAGTGGTTCTATGTAACTCGCATAGAATATTAAATAGTGCCAATGTGCATCCAGTAGAACCTGCTGCCGATGGTGACCCTAAGCTATGGCCGTTCATTCACAAATGGCTGGGCCAACTATTCAATACAAAAGAATCATTGAATTATTTCTATGCGTGGATGCAGAGATTCTATATCGCTGTATATAACAAAGAAGAGGCACAAGGACAGGCGCTACTCTTAGTAGGCCCAACCAATAAAGGTAAGTCCCTACTATCTAACAGAGTCATAGCCGCTTTAGTAGGCGGGTTTGCAGACGCTTCAGAATACTTATCGGGACAAACAAACTTCAATAAGGATCTGGCTAGAGTTGCGGCATGGGTAATTGACGACACAACTTCAGCGGCTTCCTTCCAAGAGCAACGGAAAGCCACGGAGTTAATTAAGAAGAGTGCAGCTAACCCAAGGATAGAGTACCATGCGAAGTATGCAGACGCTGTGACACTGCCGTGGACGGGTAGGGTTATTCTCTCATTGAACATGGACCCAAATAGTTTGTCTGTTATACCAACACTAGACTCCAGCAATAGGGATAAACTAATGGCTCTTAGAATTTCTAAAGAGGCAACGAGTGAGTTCCCGCCTAACGTAGAAGTCGAGGCTACCATCAGAGAGGAACTACCTCACGTTGCTAGGTGGCTAACAGATAGCTTCGTAGTACCTAAAGAAATGGTGGGTCAAGCTAGGTTTGGGGTCAAATCTTTCATCGACCCAGAGATAGAAGCCGCCGCCTATGATAACTCAAGCAGAGCCCTTGTAGCGGAGCTTGTAGAGTTCTTTGTTACGAAGGCCAGAGAGTACGGGAAAGAAGGGAAATGGACAGGAACGCTTACCACCTTCCTTGCAGAACTACATGATTATAATGGAGGTAGAGCAATAGGCTTATCAGGGAATACAGAGTTTATGAGACGTAGTATGCAAATAATGGAAGAAGCTGCTAAGTCCAGTAAGAACGTCCGTCCGATATGGACAAAATCGACAGGAGGAGGAAAGATCTTGTACATTGATTTGAACCCAAAATGGGATATAAGTAATGAAGCAGAAAATGACTAGAGAAGAGATAGATGAGTTTTGTGAGTTAGCGGCTCCTAACGAATCTATCATAGTCCCTGACGGTTTAGATGGGGCATTTATAGGAATAGCGACGGAAGAAGAACCACCTCAAGCTGTGTACTCAATAGAGAGATGCGTCCAAATTCTAGCTAAGGATATGAGTCAGGAGGAAGCAGAAGAATATTTCTGGTTTAACGTAGCGGGATCACAGGGGGAAGGTTTCCCCCTGTATATCTCCACACCAGAGGAGACTTATTGATAATCAATAGGCTTATTTAAATCTTCAATAGGTAGGTGAAAACCTGAGCTTTTAAAAATAAAGCCATCATCATCAGACTCCCCTTTTTGTTTAAACACGGACTTCTGCATGAACTTAGTCGAAGGCATCCAGCCTAAGACCCATACAAACATAAAGTCTTTCCTTACTCTAGTGAAGAAATACACATCATTGTCTGGCACAAATTCCCTTTTCCCATTTATAGAAGCAATGTAATTCTTTTTTGGGATCGAAGCACATGACTTTGACTTCACTTCAACACGGCGCTTCTTGTGTTCTATGTCATGGGTGTATGTAGTATCTCCCACATACTTACTCCTCTTGATAAACTTATGTACTGCGATCTCGCCTAAACACCCAGCCATTCTCCCCATGCCTCTGGTA